ATATACTGCTCTATCAACAAAAGGATTAAACTTATAATGGCATTCACAACAATAAATAAATCTACAGATTATTTTAATACTAAACTTTACACAGGAAATGGTTCGACACAAACAATTTCAGGTGTTGGACATCAACCTGACCTAGTGTGGGTTAAACAACGAAATGGTCTAGCTTACCACCAATTAACTGACGCAGTAAGAGGTGTTAATAGTCAATCTGCTTCTAATGATGTTGGTATGGGTGCTTCTAATGCTTGTGTTACTGCATTTAACTCTGATGGTTTTGCTTTAGGAAGTAATGGAGATGTAAATGGTAACACTCTTACTTATGCTTCTTGGAATTGGAAAGCTAATGGTCAGGGTTCTTCAAATACAGATGGAACTATAAACTCTACTTACACTTCAGCTAGTACAACAAGTGGTTTTTCAATAGTTCAATTTACAGGTACAGGAGCAAATGCTACAGTAGGTCATGGTTTAGGAGTTGCACCATCAGTTATAATAACAAGACCAACATCACAGAGTGGAACTTGGAGAGTTTATAATGAAGCTCTTGGCAACACACAATATTTAACTTTAAATACTACTGCCGCTCAAGGAACAGGTAGTACCATGTGGAATGGTTCGCCTACTAATCAAGTATTTACTCTTGGTAGTAGTTCAGACACAAATGGAAGTGGTGTTACTTTTACATCTTACTGTTTTGCAGAAAAACAAGGTTTCTCAAAAATGGGTAAATACACAGGAACCGGAAATGTTGATGGAGCATTTGTTTACACAGGATTTAAACCTGCTTGGGTGCTAATAAAAAATACAACAGCAACTGAAGCATGGTTTTTATATGATAATAAAAGAGGATATAATGGTGCAATGAAGGCTTTATTTCCTGATGAAGAAGCAGCAGAGGGTGGTGCAGCTGACAATATAGATTTATTATCTAATGGATTTAAATTAAAAACAGCTGGTGCTATTTTAAATTCAGCTACTACTTTTAGTTACATAGCTTTTGCAGCAGCACCTTTCGTAGGAACTAACAACGTACCAGCAACGGCGAGATAACCAATGTTATTAGGTATTAACGCATTTGCAGAAGCTCCGTTTTCAGCTACAAATTTAGATTTAGGTAATGTAAAAGTTGTTACAACAGGTAATCAATTTACCGTTAATATTGGTAACGTAAGTATTACAGCTAATAATATTATTCAAATTGTTAATGGTGATGATTTAGATTTAAGTGTTGGAACAGTTACTATTACAGGAGATGCAAGTTTTGAATTAACAGGTAGTCCATTAACATTAGGAAATGGTAATGTAACAGTTACTGCTGGAGCGACGGCAGATGTTACAGGAAACCCACAAACGTTAACAACAGGCACAGTAACAATTACAGCTGATTCTTTAGTTAACCCAACAGGAGTACCAATTACCTTGGCAAGCGGCACGATAAATGCTATAGTTTGGCAAAATATTATTCCAGGTGCTGATGGCGTTTGGACACCAATAGATACGGATTTATAATATGGCATCGACATACTCAAATGATTTAGCGTTAGAAAAAATAACAACTGGTGAAAAAGCTGGTTTATGGGGAACCATAACTAATACTAATTTACAAATTTTAGAACAAGCAGCTTCTGGTTATACCACTGTAGACATGGCTGGAGCTAATATTACATTAGTACTAGGCGATGGTACTCTTTCAAACGGAAAAAATTTATACTTTAAATTAACAGGTACTCTATCAGGAGATAGAACTTTAACTATGCCTGCTACCACAGGTGGTGGATCAGCTAAAAGAGTTTTCATTATAGAAGACGCAACTGTTAGAGGAACATCAAATAGAACTTTAAGTGTTTTAACTGCAAGTTCTGCAACTTCGGTTGCTGTTCCAGTAGGATCTACATTACTATTAGTTTCAGACGGTACAGATACTACAGTTGGTATTATGCAAAAAGCATACTATGCCATCAACGATACGTTTGCACCTTACCCAGCAGTAGCTGGTGATCAATTAATCTGTAGTACAAATAATAACCCATTCACAGTTAACTTACCGGCAACACCTAGTGTTGGTGACGAAGTTACAATCGTAGATGGCTTAGCAACTTTTGCTACTAACAATTTAACAATTAACCCTAATGGTTCTAATCTTAATAGTGCAGCAGCTAATTTAGTTTTAAGTACAAGTGGACAATCTATAACACTTGTTTACATTAATACTACTAGAGGTTGGACTTATAAAAATACCTAGGAGCTAAAATATGGCTCTAACTCAAATTAAATTTTCTCCAGGAATAGACAAACAGGATACCTCTGTTGGTGCTGTTGGTCGTTGGGTAGATTCAGATAACGTTAGATTTAGATATGGTCTTCCAGAAAAAATAGGTGGTTGGTCTTCTTTACTTAATCAAACTATGGTGGGAGTTGCTAGAAAACAATTACCCTTTGTAGATAATACAGGTAATAGATACGTAGCTATTGGTACAGATAAATTTTTACTTATATATTTTGAAGGACAACTTTTTGATATTACTCCTTTTAAAAGTGACAACGATGGAACTCAACAACAATTTTTAACTTCAAGTGTTGCTGCAACAAATGGTTCAACAACTATAACTGTTACAACTAAAAATGGTGGAGCAGCTGTAAATCATGGTTTATCTATTGGAGACATGGTTGTCTTTAATAATTTTGCAGCAGGTACTACAGGTATTGCTACCGCAGATTTAGAAGATAAAATTGTACAAGTTATTTCAGTACCAAGCACAACTACATTTACAGCAACAATACCAAACGCTGCAACAGCAACAGCAGCTGATGCAACAGTTGATATACAACCCTATCAAGTTGTTGGTCCAGCATTACAAACTTATGGTTATGGTTGGGGTGTTTCTACATTTGGTGGAGTAGTAACAGGAGGCGCCGATACAGGTTGGGGAGTAGCGGTAGCTGCATCAACTCAAACTCTAGAACCAGGACTTTGGTCTTTAGATACATTTGGTGAAGTTTTAATAGCAACTATTGCTAATGGAAAAACATTTACATGGAATGCAGGAGCAACAGATCCTACATCTAATAGAGCCTCGGTCAACACACCAAGTACAGATGGAACTTTAACAGGAGCTAATTCTCCTTTTGCAACTTTAATTGGAACTAACACAGCAGGTAATGCTGTAGGTAATCCAACAGCTTCTAGATTAAGTTTAGTATCTCCTACAACACGACACTTAATTCATTTTGGTACAGAAACAGTTATAGGTAACGCAAGTACACAAGATGATATGTTTATTAGATTTTCTAATTCAGAAGAACTTAACTTATATACTACACTAGCTACTAACACAGCTGGTTCATTTAGATTACAAGACGGAACGCGGATCGTGTCAGCGTTAGTTGCTAAGGAAAATATTCTAATTTGGACGGATAACGCTTTATATACAATGAAATTTGTAGGAGCTCCATTTACATTTGGCTTTGAACAAGTAGGAACTAACTGTGGATTGATTGGTAAGAACGCTGTTACAGAAATAGATGGTGTTGCTTATTGGATGAGTAACAATGGTTTCTTTGGTTTTGATGGTACTGTTAAAACACTAGCATGTAGTGTTGAAGATTATGTATTTGATGATGTTGATACAACTAAAGGACAACAAATTTGTGCAGGTTTAAATAACTTGTTTACAGAAATTACTTGGTGGTATCCATCAACAGGATCTGATTTTAATAATAGATATGTAAGTTATAACTACGGAGTTAACAACGCACAGGTACCTATGGGTAACTGGTACACAGGAACTAATGCTAATGCTATTAGAACAACTTGGATTGATTCTTTAATCTATCCATTACCTTATGCAACTTCTTATAGCTCTAGTGGTACAGGTAATTTTCCTGCTGTAGTAGGTCTAAACGGTTTAGGTAGTAGTACATTATTCGAGCACGAAACGGGGACCGATCAAATTAATCCTGATGGTTCAACTACAGCGTTAACTTCATTTATTGAGTCTTATGATTTTTCTTTACAAACAGATCAAGGTGCAGCTGAGTTTTTTCTAGCCATGAGAAGATTTTTACCTAACTTTAAAAATTTAATAGGAGATGCATTAATAACTATATCAGTTGCTGACTTTCCTGCTGATCCTAATACAGCTACAACTTTAAGTCCCTTTACAATTAGCTCATCTACGACTAAGATAGACACAAGAGCTAGAGGAAGATATGCTGCTTTAAAAATACAGAATACAGGAGCGGGTCAATCGTGGAGATTTGGAACGTTTCAAGTTGATTTACAACCAGATGGAAGAAGATAATGCCTAAAGTAACAGTAAGAATACCAGAACCAAAAAAAGAATACGAAGTAGATAACCAAAGACAGATTAATAGATCTATTGCATTAATTGTAGAACAATTAAACTCTACATTCTTAACAGAACAAAGAGAAAATCAAGAAAGGTTTACGTGGTTTTATGGCTAATATTTATAAAAAAGCAAATACTGATTTAATAACTGGTACTCAAAAAGATGTTTATGTAGTTCCAAGTAATTCTAGATCTTTAGTCAAGTCTATTCATATTTATAATGAAGGTGCTGGAGATGCTGTAGTTACAATTAAAATTGAATCAACTGGTGTAACTTATTTTTATCAAAAAAAAACTATAGCAGCAGATGCTCATCATGAATTTATTGTCAATATATTAGTGTTAGAAGAAAATGATAAGTTAAAAATGTTGTCAGATATTACCGGACCTGATATAACAGTTAGCTTATTAGAAATGAACAGAGAGGATAGATAATGCCGTTTACCGAAACTAAAGCTAGTATAAGATATGAGACCATTAATGGTACAAGAACACCAGTTTTAACACCTGAAACAGAGGTTACTTTAACTAACATGAAGACAGGTCAAGAGTATATGTCGGATGGCGAAGCGT